CCTTTACAGATGTTACTCAAATTATAGCAAATTTAGGTTTTCCTATTGCTGCATGTATAGCATTGTATATAATGAATACCAAAACAATTAATAAATTAACAGAAGCTGTTGAAGAATTAAAAAAATTAGTGGAGAGGTTGCACAATGGAAATTAAAGATATATTTAAACTAATAGACGCGGGATTTACAAAAGAAGATATTATAGAAATGTCTAAACCCGCAGAAACGGTAGCGGATATTTCGCAGGCGAAGTCTGAAACCATAACGCCGGAGGTGAAGACTGAATCAATAACGCCGGAAGAAACACATTCGGGGAATATTGATTATATAAAAGATTTACAGAAGAGTATTGACGATTTGAAGAAAACAATTATTGCTACTAATCAGCTTCGCGATTTAGGCGGAGAGAAGAATACAACTATAGACGATATAAACGACTATATTATTAACGGAAGGAATAAGAAATAATGGCAAGTGTAAATGAATTAAATTTTAATCAAGTATCAACGCTTTTGACATCTATTGTTAAGCAAGCGACAGGACAGAGCGTACTTACTCCTACTAATACAAGTGATTTTGTATCAGTAGCTACAACAGCGCTAAAGAATGGCGTTGACCCGGTAATGTCAGCAATCACACAGATGGTTGCACGTACTATATTTTCGATTAGACCATATTCCGAAAAATTCAAGGGTTTAAGAGTGTCTTCGGAACGTTGGGGCAATATTGTCCGCAAACTCAATATTGCCGACGGAGCGTATATTGATGATACATCATTTGCTTTGCCCGAGGACGGACAGAGCGTAGATATGTATAAACTCCGCCGTCCAAATATATTGCAGACTAACTTCTATGGCGCGAATGTGTTCAGTATTGAACGGTCATATTTTAGGGAACAGTTGGAATGCGCGTTTACCAGTCCAGAGGAGTTATCAAGCTTCTACAGCATGGTGACAGGTAATATTATGGACATGATAGAGACAGCACATGAAAACCTTAAACGTGCAACTCTTTCTAACCTTATCGGCGGAATTGTGTCCGGCGGGGGTAACGAACAGAATGTTCATTTGCTGACTGAATATAACGCAAAGACCGGAGGGGAATATACAGCGGTAACCATTATGGCACCGGATGTATACCCTGATTTCATGAAATTTGTATATGCTCGAATAGCTACAGTTTCAGCGCTTCTTACAGAACGTTTACAGCTTCATCATATCAATGTTACGGGCAAAGCTATTACACGTCATACACCTTATGAAAACCAGAGATTGTATATGTATGCTCCGGCAATGTATGAAAGCACAGCTCGCGCAATAGCCGATACTTATCATGACACATTCCTGCGTTATGCTGACCATGAAACGGTTAATTTTTGGCAGGCTGTAGACACTCCAGACACTATTAATGTTACCCCGTCGTATCTCAAGGCTGACGGAACTATTACTACGCCAAGTGATGCAGTGTCGGTTCCGAAGGTGTTCGCTCTTCTTTGTGATGAGGAAAGCTGCGGAATGACAGTATGCAATGAATGGAGTGCAACAAGTCCGCTTAATATTTCAGGCGGTTATTATAATGTTGCATGGCATTTTACGGACAGATTTTGGAACGACTTTACCGAAAATGCTGTAGTATTTACAATGGATTAATATTATGCAAGTTACGTTATATTCAGGATTTGGAAAGCGGAATAATTCAACCAAAACACCCCCCACAGAGGGGGTTACATACACCGGAACGCTGAAAGATAATTGTACAATACTAAAACCTATCATTATCTTTCAGGCTGCCGGGGCGGCTGATTATTTCCCTGCAAGATATAATTACGCTTATATTGATGCTTTTGAGAGATATTATTTTATAACGGAATGTGAATGGGTGGAACGGAATTGGATTGCAACACTTGAAGTTGACCCTATGGCAACATATAAGGGCGATATTGGAACAGGCAAATATTATGTAGAGCGTTGCAGTGGAACATTTAACGGACGTATTGTTGATACTGTATATCCTGTTTTAACTAATCCTACTGTCAATATAACCGATATTGACTCTCCATGGATTGATGAAACCTATTATATTGTAGGTATAAGTGGTGGTGGAGGTTCAACAGGGGTCACTTACTATATTTTTTCATCCTCTCAATATTCAGCATTTATTCAGAACATATATAATAGTAATTCGTGGTGGAATGCTTCAACCGCAGATATTACTTACGACCCCTCAATATTCAATCCGCTGGATTTTATAAAATCAATAAGATTGTACAGAAGTTCATTTGGCGGAACTGTGGTAGACAGTGTAAATATGGGATATTGGAGCGTGCCTGCCACATGTAGGATAATACCTGATACACAAGCATATTCAAGCGTGCAAAGAACAATTACATTGCCACAACATCCGCAGACTACAAGTCGGGGCAGCTATGTGAATTCAGATTTATATACTAAGCGCATATTATCAATTAAACCCTTTGGCAAGATTCCTTTGGATTGTAGTCTAATCGCTAATGAAACGTCTATTAAAATTTATATTGGTATAGATGCATATTCTGGCCGGGGGTGGTTACGTGTATCTAATGGTTCAAATTCTATGATAATTGCTGAAGCAGAGGCACAGGTTGGAGTAGATGTGCTTCTTAATGTTCAGGCCGTATCAGAACTTTCACGAGCAACAGCGATAGCTAATTCAGCTTCAAGTATTATTAGCACATTAACAGGAAGCGGGTCAAATATGACTATCGAAACAGGCGTTAGTAACTGGGCGGCAATTGCCGGAGTACCGCTCATTCGTGAGACTGGAACAGGTGGGGATTTAGCAACATTTTCTTTTGCTAACAGTAATAGATTATGTTCAGCATTTTATTCAATAGCTGACGAATATAATTCAGAGTTTGGCCGTCCATATTGCGCGCCGGCGGTATTGAACACTGTAGGAGGTTATATTAAGTGTGCAAATGCAGAGGTTGAATTCCCATGTCTTGCACCGGAACGCGCAAAAATTGAAGAATATTTGAATGGGGGATTTTTCTATGAATAGTGTGCCGTATTCATACGGTAATATCATGCTTGAAACGGCACCTGTTACGCCGTCAACAATACATGTAACGAATACAGCTTTATCAGCATTCTTCAGGCGTTATTTATTTTCTGATTTATTAAGTGTTTGGGAATGGGAAATCCCGGAGAATTGGGATAGCAATTATTTCAAAGCTGTACTATTCTCATGGGGGTATTTTGCAGTTATTGATACTCCAGCATTCGGTATAATTCCACAACAGGCCGGGTTAAAGGGATATAATGTACAATATCAACCGACTAATGCTGTAATTTCTAATCCGAGAATCAATCAAATACTTGAACCTTTAATCGGTGAAGAATGCGCAGTAATCAGAATACGTCCCGATTACTGCGGAATGCTCGACCTTGTAAATTATTACGGTGATATGATGGCGTTAACTGCCGAAACACTTGATACTAATATACTGAATTCAAAACTTGCTTATGTCTTCGCTTCTGATAATAAAGCTGGAGCAGAAACATTTAAGAAGTTTATGGATAAAATTGCCAGTGGTGAACCTGCGGCATTTATAGATAAAAATTTATTTGATGAAGAACATAACCCCCACTGGGTAAAGTTTAATAATGAAATTCGAAATAATTTCATAGCCAATGATTTACACGGACTTCTTAAAAATCTATATAATGATTTTCTTAATCGAATAGGTATACCAACTGCCAATACTGATAAAAAAGAACGACTTATAACATCGGAGGTTGAAGCTAATACGCAGCAGTCGTTCTCCGCAATGGATATGAGTTTAAAGGAGGTCCAGCGAGGTATTGAGCAGGCTATAGAAATATTCCCTGAACTTGAGGGTAATCTGTCGGTTAAATGGAGGGTAGAAGTTAATGGACGCATGTCTTTCAATAATGGGAATAGTCAATTCAACGCTTCCGACAACAGCTGACTTTGAGGATTTAGCTTCAAAATTTAAAAGCTGGTTTAATGTATCCAGTAGGTGGATATCGGCACAGCTCGCCGGATATATTCTTATAAATACTGCGGAGCTTGAATTCATATTTCCCGACCCTAAATTTGCTGAAATTGCTATTAGTGCATGGGCTCAAGTAAATGATGTGAGATTTACGGAATTATATAATACCACTACTGCGGAATTCTATAATTCGTTTGAACCTCTTGAAAATTACAATATGGAAGAGACAACTACTCAAGAAGATACTAATACCGGAACTGATACGCACACACACAGTGGCGGGACAACCAATGAAGATAGTATTACAACTAATGATACCGGAACAGTATCCGACAGCGGGGATGCCAGTCGTGACGGAACTACTACGCATAAAGTATCGGCATTTAATTCCTCAACATTAGCAGATGCACATAGTGACACTGATAATTTTAGTACTACTTCTACTAATACCAGAACTGACAATTTAACGCATACAACTACAGAGGAACACACATTTACAGATACGCAAAAGCTCGATATAAGCAGAAGTGATATATTAAATCGTACAGTAACGCTAAGTCGTCACGGAAACATCGGAGTAACCACAAGTCAGCAAATGGCGCAAAGTCAAAGAGACTTAGTTATGTTCGATTTTAATAAATATATATGTGACGAATTTAAAAATGAGTTCTGTATTTTGTTATATTAAGAGGTGAAACAATGTACTATTTTCCTTATACAAATTTTCATGACTTAAATTTAGATTGGATTATTGAATATGTAAAATCCACTAAAAGTGAAATAGAAGATTTAATAAATCAATTTGAAAACTTAATAGTTCAAACAACCGGCGATTCAACAAATAAGGTGATGAGCCAAAACGCTGTAACGGTACAGTTGGATTATTTAAGCTCCAGAATTAATACTCTTAATACTACCGTGGAAGAATTGACAGCGAAACTCAATAAGGATATAGCTAATCTTGCTTCTTTTGAAGGTGAGACGGAATCTAATTTTAATTCTGACAGGTTGAGATTATCAACTATTGAGAACACTCTTACACGTTTTTATGTTTTTGTTAGACATACTGCAACGGAGGATACTATAAATGTATCGATGTCCGAGTTACTATATTACCGAACCAGAGCTAACGTCCGATATTATATCCAGGATTCTGTCAATAATTTTGTCAGGTTTGCATATGAAGCCTATTCGCCACAATCAACGACAATGATGATTCAGACTTTGCCCTTTTCTAATGAAAATACCGTCTATCGTGCAACGATTAACATTACATCTGGAAACATAATATATGCCGGAATAGGGCTTATAGCGGTATCTCAATCATCCGGTACAAGTCAAACATCGGTAATGTCGCAGCGAGCGGTTACGGAAGCGGTGAACAAAACATCATTATATGTGAAGTTTACTATAACTCCACAAACCACAAGATGTAATTATAGTTTCGAAACAATATCGGAGTATATTGGAAACTCGGTTGTTTATTGCGATGCGACGTTTACTTCCACGGGTAAACGTGTTTATTGCTATTTATATAAAAGTTCTGATTCTGTGATAACTTTCAGGGGACTTATGTCTTATAGTGCTAAATCTACATTTGATATTTCTTTAGATTCAAATAATTCAATTTCATATAACGAACCAGTGTTAGGATATACTCCAGCATATCCATACTTTGTAATTTCATCTAACGGTGAAACTATTCAATCGTCACAGCTTACTAAATTACAAAACATTCTTAACGCAATAGTAGTTAATAATTATTCACCACAAATTTATTTGAACATTACAACGGATAAGGTGACTGAGCAATTATATGTTGACAGTGCAAATAGCACCGGGTATGTCCTCCGAAATAATAACTATATTATAACATATACTACCACACCGTCAGTAACTATAGAACCCGTTGAAAAAGTGTTTACTTCTTCAGCTACAGGGGTCGTCCGAATAGCTGAGGGTGCAGAAACAGGATATAACATATTAAAAATAATCGGAACGGATGTCGATTTAACAAATTATAATATTGTTGACGCTGATATTACAAATTTAATAGGTGGAAATTCAACATTAATTTCCGTGTCTCCAGTATCCGGAGTGCCGGTAATATTAATATATTCAAATGGCGTAGCGTTCTCCGGAAGTTGGACTGTCACTTGCAGACATAAATAAAGCGGGCGAAGCCCGCTTTTATTTTTAAAATGGTAAATCGTCATTATCAGATTCTTTATCATTATCAGTGTCTTTTGATTCCGCAGATTTACCTCGAACAATATCGATACGGTCAACATAGATTCGCATATTATAATCAAGCGACATTTTAGGTTTATCAACTACGCCCTCAACTATAATCTCCGAGCCTTTAGGAATGATTTTCAAAAGGTTTTCTACCCGTTTTTCAGCTATAAAAATGTCATAAAATGTAGTATCATCAAACCTTTTATTAGCCAACGTATTTACAGCAAATATATTGTTTTTAGAATTCGTTAGCTTTGCCCAATCTTTGCATAATCTCCCGTGAATAATTGTTTTGTTGTACATTTTCTTTCTCCTTTAATAATTAATATTTATCTATATTTAAAATATAAGATACAAATTAAAATTACCGCAATAATGGTAACTATAAGTAATCGAGCAGCCCAGAATTTCAACATCTCTATCCATGTAAAATTATTTTTCATTTATACACCTCAATACATTTTTATATATTTTAATAACAATTTTAATAAGTAACCTTTTTCCGCTTCGGCTTCTCCGAAATACACAGCGTTTACAATGCTTCGGTATTTATTGCGGAACACCAAGATGTCATATTCATTAAGTTTAAATTCTTTAGGTGCTCCGCTTTTATGTGTCGACAAGTAATACGGCTTTTGTCTGGATTTATGCCGGTATACTGTAATCTCTCCTATTGTTACGACTGGGATATACTCTGCAAGCGGACGTGACACGTCTAAGAAGCTGTCAATATCCTCGAACAGGTTATCAATAGCTTGATTTGCAAACGATGTATCTTTAGTATATTTGTATAATGCCGTTTTCTTTTTGCGCTCGCTTATTGGTGAATTTAGATATAACGCTATTAGTCGTTCATGTTCCCTATCTATTTTTAATTCCTTTTTATTGCGGTACATTTCCATAATTGGACTAATCATATTTAACGTCAAAAAATAGTCGTTGTTTAAAATTGTAGAATTGCATATACTGATAACTCTAAGAGCGGGTCTTCCTTCCAACTCCCTATTACGATTGATGGTCTCATAAGCATTAAAGAATGTAAACGCTTCGCCGTTCATACTTTGTCCTTTTAGTGTTTGTGGTATTGCCTCATCCTGTATTATAAAGTCAATATCCGTCATATCACCGCCGCGGAAATTCGCAAATGTTGACAAGCTCATCATATATCCGAGACATTCACCCCACGCCTTGCCGTCCTCATCTGCATAATAAAAGCTATAGCAATCGTCACCGTTTGGATAAGGCCGAATATCTATCCCTTTATCAGAATTCAGTTTTTTGAATACGTTAAAGGCTTCTGTAGAGAGCTTCTTCACTTCGGACGCTTTGCGCCGAAGTAAGATAAATTTCGTATGATGATTTAATACTATTGTTTCAAGTATTGTATATGTCTTTCCGATACCCCGACCGCCAATCAGCCACATAAACGGTAATCCTTTATTTAGCAGATATTCGATGTCCGGATAACCGGACGGTTGATATAATTTACTTTTCTTTACTCTATCCATCGTATCTTTTCCATATCAAAATACTTTTTTCGTAACCATTCGAGCGATGAGTTACTGATACGTTTTAATATATCCTCAATATCTATACTTGTACTGAGTTTATACGTTGTCGGAACGATTGCAACATTGGACGATATATGTAAATCATGACCGTCAATCTTTAAGTCTATGTCCGTATCATTATCATTGTATATCGCTCTCGTTCCTCCGGCTTTACTCCAAATAAAACCTTCCTTGAATTTCTCAATATCGCCGAGTTCTTCCGCGCCGGACGGAGTAGACCCTTTTCTATTCTTATTGACACCTGCCACAGTCACTTTTAATTCTCCGTCCTTAACCTGTGCGTATTTCTTCGCTCCCAGAGTGACGAATTTTTCGCTTATTCCTTCGTTTTCATATACCCCCATATAATGAGCACCCCCCTTTATGTCAACCGCCTTGTAGCCCATTTTTTGAGCCTCTGCGACCATGCGTTTATTGTAATCTGTCGGAGTATAATTTCCGATATGTTTTACACTGTCTGTATCCGCATATACAAAATCTCTTCCGACTATCCACATAAAAGCTTTTAAGTCCTGCCGGGCATAAGCTGTAACCCACACCCCCACAGCATACGGGAGAAATGGTGCTCGCTTCATTTTAGCAAGTTTCTCCTCTTTCGTGTCTATAAGATAGTATTCGTCAGTTGAAGAAAGATACGCTATATCATCTTTCAAAGTGTTTTGTACGGTCATACCATACAAAGCGTTGATTTTCTTTTTTGACTCTGCGTATGCAATTTTATCTTCTCCGCCTTTCAGCTCTGTCTTTTTTATAAACAAATCAATCACCAGCTTCCTAAATTCGTAGGGCAAATATCGTTTGAGAGACTTATAACATTCTATTATTGTTATATCCTGCAAAGAAATGTTATAATCCTCTAATAAAATCATTAAGTCAATTTCTGTAATAGTTGTCTCCAAACTTTCAGCGTACAATATTCGCCCGTTATCGAGCAAATAGTTTTTTATGTTCCGACACTTACTGAACGATATATACGGTTGATGCCATTTCTTAAGTTCTACATGTTCCACTCGTACACGGAATACGTATCCGAATTTTTCCGAATTTGATAGTATGGTTTTAATATCATCTGTCGTTTCTCTAAACTCGGTCAGCGGAAATTTCTTATTAACCAGTTCGTAAGGATATGAGCTTTCACGGTCATAGCTTCCAACATTATATAATATCTTTCCAACATAGAAACGGTTAGCGTGAGTATCTCCACCTCTAAACGCTTCACGCAACAGATCAAACACGTGTAAGGTAGGCACTAAACCGCGTAATATTCCGTTATATGGGAATAACACCTTTTTTGCCATACGCCGGACATATCCAGTTGAAGTATACGGGATTGTGTTTAGTGTGTCGCCATTGGCTTTTAACAATGCTTTTATTGCACATGACAAACCTACAACATCATTTCGCATATAAACTAAATCATCAGCGTCTATCTCTGACCAAGGATATCGCACAATATCATAGTTCATTTCTGTTTTCTGTAATGGTCTTGGAACGTTCATATCTTTCATGAAACGCTCAAGTCCTACCCCTGCGAGCTTATAACTACAACGAAATTCCACTTTATCCCATACGCAATATAGAGGCTCCCTAACATCAACTAAGAAAACATCTTTTCGATCAAACTCATGGATGCCTTTCAAAAATTGGAATTCATGAGCTAAATTATGAACATATATAATTAATCGTTTCTTCTCCGGAATTATTCGGTTTAATTCGTCAATCACGGTTATAAAATCATCCCAAGTTCGGCCATATATTACAGTCATACCCCATATATGCAGCTGCCATATATACATAAACGCGTGTGTCTCATCTTTGTATTCAATTTTACTCGTTTCTATATCCCATGACGCTATTAATTCCAGATACTTATTACCCGATTTCGTTAATAATATTTTGGACAGTCTTGTGTTTAGCATCTCCATTAATAAACGCACGTGCAAGCTCCTCTGACGAATATATGTCTATTAGTTTTGTGTTCTTCGCCGCGGCCATAAAATCGGCAAATTTATTATATTTAGAAACTTGAATATTATATCCGCGGTTTTTTAATGTTGCAACACTTTTTCGGCGCACTTCTCTTAGCCCCGCAACACTTGCAAACTTATTTTTATATAAATTCTCCGCAATTTCTCGATAAAATGGTAAATCCTCATCTGATATGTCCTTAGGGGCTTCTAAATCAAATAATCCGCTTTTAAGCACTTTGTCATAATCTGACCATTCCTTAGACGCTGAAAACCTTTGCTCGCGCTTCTTAAGAATATAATACAATCTGCGGTATTCTTGCCTATCTGTCATTAGCGTTATCCTCTGTCATAATATCTATACATTCTTTAACTGCCGACAGCTTCGCTTGATAGATATCAGTTTCTAAACTATTCTTGCAGACGCTATAGTGTCGACGGTACATTATTTCATAATAGTTATACAACTTAACCATTTTGTCTGTTTTTGTCATAATTGCGTAATACCTCCTCTATCGCTTCGGATATGCTCTCTCGTTCGCGGTTATAATCTTCTTTAGTCGCAAGTTCGAAATTACTATCAATGTCTGTTATATACAAAGAATCGTTACAAGCATAACACTCCACACATAACACATATAATTCTGATTCTTTAAAATTTGTCAAATCTAATGGTAATGTAAATGTTTCTTGGTTCTCGACATCTTCAAATATAATTATCCCAATATCGCCCGCGCGGCTAATATCTTTTATATCGTATTGGTTAATCATCTACGGAATCCCATGATACAACATTAAATCCCGCAACTGTACAACGCGCTAACCCAGAGGGCGATTCTACGCATTTTCTGACACTCGCTAATTCTAATTCTGTTGCTCTACCATCACAACAGTATGTATAACCTCTATTATGACATGTATCAATAAATTCAATTACTTCTTCTCCCTCTTTAAATCTTAACCCCAACGGCTCTAATATCATGTGCTTATATTCGATGTCAGAAACCTTAACGCAATACCCCCTATCGTTATATAAGAATATGACATATCGTCCGGTTTTATTATCATCTATTTCGTAACCCCTAAATATAAAGTAATCATCACATAATTCATTTCTTCTATCCAATTCGTACCATGTCGTCAACATAAAAGCATCAGTCATGCCAAGGCTTTTTTTAAAATATATATTCATAATAAACCTCATCAATCATAGTCTCTAAAAATCAATTCATACGGTTTAATGATGTGCATCATCCTAACAATTTTTTCACTATCGTCAAACTCCACACGCACATATTTCCCTTGGATTTCCTCCAAACAATAACTTTCTGTAATGGTCATCAGGTTTAACATCATAGCAACAGACGGTCTTACAACATTAGGAATACTTCCGTCAGATATACATTTAACAATATTTGTTCCTGTTCCATCTTCAAACAATAAGCTTATCTCCCACCAATACCAACCTTCGGATTTATACAACCGACATGTTGATATTTCAGCATTCACAATTTTCATTGCTCAATCTCCTTTCGTTGTGGTTATAGTATAGCATAATATTATGTCTGTGTAAGATATAAATTGTAAACTGTTAATAGTAAATGTATTGACATTGTATTAAGATTTAGTTAGCATATGCTAACTATAATAATTATGAATTTCGTTAAATTTTTAACGAATTGTGGTCTGGTAATTATGAATATTTTTATAGTGAGTTGTAAATATTGTGTGAAGCTTTGTAATATTAACAAATTGTTCATGAAGTTCATGGGAAATTCATTTTGTTCACAATTTGTTAATATTCGCCC